CCTTGTACCAGATGTCAACACTTCTGCGTTTTAGGGCTTTTCGCTCGTAAGATCTAAACACTTCCACCTCTCCTCAATCTCGTTGACTATCTTGGCAAGTTCGGCAAGCTGCACAGAAAGTAGCTCTAGCCTCATCTCAATCTCCTCGATGCTTAGTCCCAATTTGCACCTGCCAACTTAGCTCTCATGTCAGAGTTGTATCTGCCTTCTATCTCGGCAGCAATCTCTTGGGCTGTAGCTTCTGGATGGTGAGCGATGTATTCGAGGATGGCCTCACGCTCGTAGCGTTTGCCGTTGTTGAATCCTGATGTGTAATCGCTGTCAGTCATGGATCTTGTTTTCTATCCTGGCGATTACAAAGTCCAAGGCATTCATCCATTCCTCACAGCCATGACAGGTGCAAAGGGTCTGGTCTTTTGTTTCTGCCAGCAACCTAATGATGTGCTCACGCTCGTGTTTGACTCCATGATTGAAAGCTTTGATTGAGCTGGTTGCAATGATGTCCTGTAGCTCGCTCACTTCTGCTCTCCTTTGACTTGTGCATGGAATCTTTGCCATTTTTCGCCAATTGGTGGCGTTGTCAATTTCACTAAAAGCTGTTCCATGTCTTTTGTGTGTCGCTCTTGATTGAGTGGAGTTGCTTTGTTTTGTCTCACAAGCTCAATTACTTCCCAAAAAAAGGCTTCCCATTGTTCTTTTTCAAGCCAGCCAGCTTGCTCATGTTCACCTTCATAAGCTAAACCTGTAAAGTCATCAACCTCGGTATCGCCAAAAAACAACTGCCATTTACCATGTCTGCCTCTGAAATAAAACTCTTGGCCATCCTGGGTAATGCCCTCAATCTGATTTGGCATCATGCCGTAATTGTGTGTGATTTTGTATTTGCTCATGCTTCTACCTTCGGCCTTCTGTCAATGGTTGCTAGGTAGCCCATGATCATGTGTCCGGTTGCGATGTCGAGTGTCCGGTCAATCTGCATCGCCTGGATAAGCGACTCAACTGCTTTCTGCTCATCTCTGCGACCCTTGATGTAGGCAGCGAGCTTATCTTGTGGAATCTGTGAAACGGCTATCTGGATCAACTGGCACCCCTTCGATTAGGTCAATGATGATTGTGATTGCTTTGGTTGGCTGAGGATAGGCAGCCTTGATAAGTCTTAGCACCTCATCCTTCATAAGTGTCCGGCCCATGTTGATGCCGTCAGCTTTAGCAGTGCCAAAGTTGTATTGGTTCGGGTTGTAGTCCATGACTGCGAACTCGATTGGTTCGGGGTTATAGTTTGCCATTTTCTCTTTCTTGTTCATCTAGGTAGGTATCTGCGATGTGTTGCAACAGCGTTAGCCTGGCAAGCTGTTTCTGGATGTGGTATTTGTCGGTTTCAGGGTTGCCCCCTTTGGCTTCGTACTCTGCGTTAGTCCAAAGCCTTGCTTCCTCTAAGACTTGACCGAGATGTTTTTTATTCATCTGGCACCTTTGCGAGTAAACCAAAGTGCGATGACTAGGAAGTGAATTGCGATCAAGACTGCACCGATGTAATAACCCATGGTGAAGTTGTATTGCTGAATAGCCAACACCATCCCAAAGGATAAAAAGATGCTGACTGTTAGCAGCCAGCCCTTCATGCGTTCACCATCCTGGCTTCTAGCTCTGTGTCAAACTCCTGAGTAGTCGAGTTGCTTGTGGCAACTGCATACCATCCACCGGCGTAGCCTCTGACTTTGTAGATAACTGTCATGTCAAGTTTGTTGTCTAGGGTCTTTACTGCTAGACCTGTCTGTGTGATGCAACGGATTTTCTTGTTCACTTTGGTACTCCTTCTCTGAGCTCCCCTTGAGCTCATGTATTTAGGGTACACCTTTTTTAGGTTTTTTTGGGAGATTTTTGCTTTTTTTTGCCTTTTTTTGGGACTGTTATAAAGTCGTTATAAAAGGCTAATCTAGGGCTTTTACAGTAATTGTGGCCCCTGGCTCGATGCCTTGGGCGTAAAGCTTTCGGGCTGAGATGCGTGTAATTCGGCTGTCATCGGTATAGACCCCTGCAATAGCTAGGGCATCGCCTACTGACCGGACCAGCTTGTCTAGATCTGGGGCTACTGAGGGTGATGAGCGTTTGACAGATGCTGGCTTTGCCATGTAGAAGTTGACTGCCAGCTCACAGGGGCCGTCTATTGGCTCCCAGTCTGGTGGTAGGGTCGCGATGACCTCGTTGACAATGGCAGTTCGCCAAGCCTTGTGTTTCTTGCTGTTGACCTGCACTATTCGGCCTTGCATTATTGCGTGTGAACCTTGGCTGGCAGGATCGCCGGTAATGCTAAAGCTTACCTCTGCCATGTAGTTCCCATGCTCCCATTATGGCAGCGATGGCGTAGATAAGACCGAAGGCTAGTCCCAGACCACCAAGAACGCTAGTGGTGTTGAGCGATAGGTTAAGCAACACCCCAGCGGTTAGAGCTGGGACTAGCCAACGGAGATTTTTCAAAAGGGGCTTGGCTCGTGGGTTGGCTCAAACAACGACTTGACTACCTGAGCTGGATCAGCTGGGGTGATGTAAGGGTTGTTGATGCTTACCTTGATTGACTGCTTTGCTTCGCCCTCTTTGTTGGTCCAGTTGTCAATCTCTGAGCTGTAAAGCCCTTCAACCTGCAACTCGTCACCGATGTCATAGGTTGTCGGTGCCTTTAGCCATACTGTGTATCGCTTGTTGATTGTTTCGCCAGCCTTGGTTGTGTAAGCCTCGGTCAGCTCGATGCCCTTGCCTTCGTAGAATACTCGGCTAATGGTGCCTTTTACTTTGATACTTGCCATCTCTTTTTCCTTATCTCTTGTTGTTTTACTTTAGTGGTCACCTAAGACATGATTGGGGTTGGTGCAGTCTGTGTGTCCACAGGATCTAATGCCAGGTAGGACTGGTAGGCCATCAAAGATTGGCACAGTAAGGGTTTCTTTGTCAAACTCGCCTTGCCAGGGGATGCACTTTTCAGAGCCGTACTTGATGACCAAGGCTCGGTGCATCCGGCAGGACTGGCACTTGAGGTCTTTCCTCTTTCGCTTATGGGTGTTGACCTTCCAGGTAGCACCGCATCGGCAACACAGTGCCACATTGTCATCCACGCCATAATCTTAGCCTTCGACAACTCTGGACAGGTGACCCTCGAACTTGAGTCCTACTTCACCTAAGCCACCTTGTCGGTTCTTTGCAACCTTCATTATCATCCAGCTCTTTTGCCACTCAAACTGATCCTCAGCGATTGACTCTCGGTGCAGCAGAATTACTGCATCTGCATCCTGCTCGATGCCACCTGAATCTCTAAGGTCGGCTAGGTCGGGCTTGGAATCTTTGCGTTGCTCTGGGCCTCGGTTGAGCTGGGCTAGTGCGATGACCGGCACTTCGAGATCGCGAGCAAGGTTCTTGAGCCCGATGGAGATGTCGGTAATCATCTCGTATCTCTTTCGGCCCTTTTCTGTGTCCTGAATCAAGCCAAGGTAGTCAACAACGATTGCCCTAAGCTGGCCGTTAGCTTTGACTCCGTTTGCCATAGCTCTAATCTGCAAAAGGTTCTGTCCTGACTTGTCATGGATGGCGAGCTGGTGGCTGGTTATCTTTTCCTTAGCTCTTGCAATCTTGTCCCAGTCAACATCTTTGAGCTGACCCTTTTCAATGTTGCCAATGTAGACCTCGGCTTCCATCGAGATGATTCTGTTATACAACTCTGACTTGCCCATCTCAAGGCTGTGAAAGCTGACTGGTCCTTGCTTCGATAGTTCCCAAGCAATCTGCAAACCGACTATGGTCTTACCGATACCAGGTCGGGCACCGATGATGTAAAGGGCACCTGGTCTGAATCCGCCAAGGATGTCGTTGAGGTCTTTCCAAGGGCTGAGTGGATAGTTCTTTGGCTTGTCTATCTCGTCAAGGTAAGGGATAAGTTCATCGCTTACATAGCTCGGTCTGCTCGCTGTGTTGCGATCACTAAGGTTGTCAATTTCCTTCTTGGCTTGATCTATAACTGTTGCCAAGTCCTCATGCTGGGCCTTCATGTTGATTACTTGACCGGCATGAGCAAGTTTTCGCCTGGTGACTTCCTCGATGACTCGCTCTGCGTAATAGCCAACAGAAGCAGCAGTTGGTGTTGCTGTGATGCAGTCGTGCAGATAGCTGGCAAGCTTAGGCAGCATTGCCCCGACTGTGATGACATCTATCGGCTGGCGAGCTTGCTTCATCTCTAGCATCGTTGCGTAGATTTTCTCGTGTCCGAGATCGTCAAAGTCTTTGCCTGTGAGCGTCAGGTCATCGAGTGCCTTGCCGTTTGTTAGCAGGACAGAGCCGATGACTAACTGCTCAAACTCACTCACTTGATTCTGCCAAAGATAGGTTTGCTTGCCGGTGCAGGTTTATCGTTCTCCACTGCTTCGTATAGTCCTTTGTTGAGCCAGGATGCTGGGTATGGGATGTAGGTCATGTCAGGTAGCTTACTTTCGGAATATGCTTTGGTGAGGCCAATCATCTCATCAGCGGTTTTCTTTTTTAGCACTTGCTTCCATGCTTTTAGGGCATCAGCTTTGGCTACCTTTTTAGGGTAGAGATTCCAAAAG